TCAACAAGATGTACGATCATGTGTTAACAGACGCAGGATTAAAAATCTTCGATGAAGACCACAAAACCACCTTCTCTAGTGAAAGAGTCGGTGGCGATTTAGATGCTATTGATGGTGTATCTTATAATTTTCCTACAGGAATAGATGATGGATTCACTTATACTATCGACACACCTGAGACACAGGGAACTGTCGACTTTGGTGACTTTGATCCTGGTGTAGGATTTAATCCTTAGTCTATTTTAATATCAGCTTTACTCTGACCAATAACGGTTGAACCCGCCCGATGTAGAGACGAGACGTAAACTCTTACGAACTCCTCTATGTAGGCGGGTTTTATTACGTTTATTTTTTCTTTCTCACTATTCAATCTCTCTTCATATTGATAGTATGTCACTGGTGATACTGGATTGACAGTTACACCCGCAGACGCTGTGCCATCATAGTATGTGACCTGATAGTTAGATGGAACTCTGAGTCCTGCTTTAACAATCTTACGATTTAAAGCATCTGTAACTTCAGTAGTTTCATACATCATCACAGCAGCAGGATTTTCATACTTAGCATAAACATAGTCACTCAATGCTGTAGCTGTTCTTGGCCACTGGTCATGATAGCTAGTAATATCATTTGCTACCATTATACACCACCCAAAATCTACTCTCCCATAGAAGTCAAATGATACTGACTCAGGAGTGTCACCAGATCTTATTAGATATTCATCCATAAGGACAAGAGAAGAAAGATAATCATCTTTGATATCATTCCTTCTCCATAGATTTGCTGCGGTATAAACCTTGGGATCTAGGTGTTTATCTGTATAGTTGTATAGGACATTAGGTCCTCTTTGAAATAACATTAGAAATCTCCTGCCTTTATATCTGATTGAGTCATTGCTGTTATCTCTTCAAACATCATTGTAACTGACTGTAATGGGATCTTACCATCTTTGGTTGTTACAAAGTTATTTGATGGTGTAGTATTTATCTGTAGGTCAGTCAAAGCACACATCTTAGACTTAGGCATCATTGGATGTCTAACCTTAGTCTGATCTTCTTGAACAAACATTGGTTTGAGAACGAATAAGTCTGGGAAACCAAGAACTCCACCAGTTCCTTTTTGACTTGCTGATGGATGCATTCCTCCTTTGAATGCGTATATGATCTCATCTATATTAGTTCCTTCCTCTGGACTACGAGCAAAGAAGTCAAATGATACAGTGAACTTTCTGTTCTGCATCTTCTTAAAGAAGTTAATAGCATTCTCATTAGGTGCTAGTCCAGCCAGTCCTAACATTCTATTAATATCTAATGCGTCAGTACTACCTAGTGGGTTAGTTGCTCCTTTAAATGCTGCTCCAATCACATTTTCAAATCTTCCTCCATCAAAGCCAGCACCTTCAGCAAAACCTCCTACAGCAAGTTTTCCTGTTATATTTGCTAGTTCAGTTCCTACCGAGAATGCTCCTGTTGTAACCATCTGACCTAGACCTCCTGCGAAGTCATCCATGAGTCTAGCCATGGTTCCCATCTTGAACTCATTAGACCAGTCAGCATTGTAGTTGTAACTAAACTCTTGAGGCATGGGTAAGTTAAAGATAGCAGACTCTTGACCTATTGCTGACTTTGCTTCCCTTTTAATTGCTTGTAATTGTTCTGCGTTCTTAATCACATCACCATTTTGTAATGTAATTTCATTGCCATCTTTAAATATATGACTATAGTCTCCGTTTGCTATGTTTTTCCTTATCTGTTTTCTCTCTTCCTTGTTGAAAGCATCGCTTTCCTTTATATCCTTTATTATATCAGCATTTAATTTGGATAGGTCATAGTCAGTCTCATCAAGACCTCCAAATATTCCTTTACCTGATTCATTAACAACGTTTCTAGCAGCCTGAACAATAGAGTTCTGACCAAATGAAGCAGCAACGTCTCTCTGACCATTGTCATAGGCTGCTTTCAATCCTGAGTTATACTTATATTTTGTTATCTCTAAGTAGGATGCATATCTAATATTAGACACTCCTACTGGATAGGATGCTCCACTTCCATAGATTTTTTTATATTTATTCATCTCTGTCTATGAAATTTTTCTAGTGGTAATTGACTCATTGCTGCGACATCTTCTTCACCGACCTCGAAGAAAAGGTTGTCGGCATTCTTAGGTATATAGTAGTGAAGCGTAGACATAGGGGCTTCCTGACTATTTAGTGACCCTAACCTAGCTCTTGGTTTAAGGTAATGTATATTCGCACCAAGTAGTCTATCGCTTTTAATTTCCATGAGTTTTATTAATGGGTACTCATCCCATACCTTTAATATATCTTTCCATTTCGGGTCATATTCAAAGAAATACCACTTACCTACCTCTGGTTGTTCTGTGGCATTATCGTAGAGTGCTTCAAATATTTTTTCTCTCAGTTCTCCTTTACTTACCTTGCTTCCTTTTAGGTTTAGGAGCAGTGTAGTTAATTCTGAGTTCTCGTTCTGTGATGAGTCTGAACTTCCATCCTCTGTCGTCGCAGAATTCCTGAGCTGCCCTCCACTTTGCATCGTTTTTAGCATAGGTCATAACCTCCGTTAGATACCTTTGGGTTTGACGTTTCTGAGGTTTGGGTACTTGTGTCTGTTTTAGAGGTTTGACCTCTACAAGATACTGTTTAACTCCTGTTGACTCCTGTATCTTAACCCAGAAGTCTGGGAAATACCTGTGTACTCTGTTATCGGTAGGACATTTGTATGGAATTATTATCTCTTCCGATGACCAACTAAGCACTGATCTGTCACTATCACACCAGTTCATGAACTTAAGTTCCCAACCAGACCTATAAAATACGTTAGTTGGATCCCCTTTATATTTCTTATAGTTCTTGGGTTTGAACTTTCCTTGTTTTAGAGACATAAATAAAAATACCACCCCATGTAGTGTATTTATGGCACTGAAGAGCGTTACAAAATTTTTAACTGATCTAAAGTTCAGTGGAGGTCCGTCCTCTACTAACCAATATGATCTGCAGTTCGGTATTGATCCTGCGGGAGTCAATGGCGAATTAGCTAAGTGGTTAGAATCATATGGAGTCAAAAACAACTCCTTTAATAAGTTGATGGTTGATATGGCAAACGAGATCCAGATACCAGGTGTATCAATGGTGTCTCAGGATGTCAAGGGAATACATAAAGGTATCAACATGAAACCAGCTATGGCAAAGGTGTTTAATGAGATGGATATGTCGTTTATACTTGATATTCAGTCAGAAGCATATAAATTTTTCAGAGGATGGCAAGATTTTATAACAGGTAATCCTGCTAACATAGACTTTGTTGCTCAAGGTAGAGTATATGACAGAGCATATGTACAGCACTACTATAAGTCATACGTATGTGATACTATAATCAAGAAGTTTGAAAAGTATGATCCACAAGCAGGAGGGGCAGTAACAACAAATAATTCAAACGAGCAGTACCATGTGTGGACAGTAAAACTAATTAACTCTTATCCATATATGGTTTCATCTATACCATATAGTTCTGGTGGATCAGGAGTTGTTAAACTAAGCGTAGGTATGTACTATGAGTACTCTGAATTACTAGATGCTGGCTCAAAAAGTATCTCTGTAGAAGCTTGATATATAATATATACTGACTAACTTATTATGCCATTACCTGAACTTGTTACGCCAACGTATGAGTTGGTAGTACCATCAACCAAAAAGAAACTAAAATATCGCCCCTTTTTAGTTAAAGAACAGAAGGTTCTGATCCTAGCATTAGAGGAAAACAATACCTCACAGATACTAGAAGCAATAAAGACTATATTTAAGAGTTGTATCAATACTAGATTTAAGATGGATGACTTGTCTATCTTTGACGTTGAGTATATCTTTTTACAACTACGTGGTAGGTCTATTCAAGAAACCATTGAAATAGAAGTACCATGTGAAGATGATCCAAAGACGAAAGTCCCCGTGACTATTCCCGTTGATCAGATTAAGGTTAACTTCCCAGAAGGACATAACAATACAATCAAAGTTAACGAGAGTGTGACAGTGGTGATGAAGTATCCTAACCTAGAATACTTTACAAAGATTAATTTCACTGAGGAAGAGGTAGATCCATATGAATTGGTATCTACATGCATCGACAGAGTTTACCAAGGAGAAGAAGATTGTGGATCGTTCACACCTAAAGAGGCTCAAGACTGGCTTGAGCAACTTACTACTGATCAGTTTGAAAGTATCCAAAAGTTCTTTGATACTATGCCTACTCTTCGCCATGAGCTTACAGTTACTAATCCTAACACAGGTGTCAAAACTTCTAGTGTCATCGAAGGATTAGTCAATTTTTTCGGATAGCCCTATTCCAAGAGGGGTTAGCAAGGTTCTATCAGACGAATTTTGCCTTGGTTCAACACCATAAATATACCTTGAGTGACATAGAGAATATGATCCCTTGGGAGCGTGACATTTACGTCAATATGCTTTCTAAGTGGTTAAACGATGAAAGGGAACGTATAGAAAAGGAACGTCAATCACGTAAGAGAAGATGAATCGTCGTGCTATCTCTAAGATGTTAGGAGTTAAACTCTTACCTGTATCAGGTAAGATGACTCGTACAGCCAAGAATATGCTCGACACTGAGATGGAGTACATCGACTATCTCAGAAACAGAAGAAAGTTCTTCGTAATGACGAACTTGATGCAGCAAAGAGTTGTAGTTGGTGGAAGAAAGAAGGATAGAGACGCAGACGGTGGAAGTGGTGGTAGAAGTTATGGTAGGATTAGATTTAAACCTAAAAGAAAACTTAGACTTAAAAGTCTTGGTAAGAAGAGTAAGTTAGGTAGATTTGCTCGTGGTATAAGAGCGAAGGCATTAAGACTTGGTGGTGCACCTGCTCTAGGAAAGAAGGCAGTATATAGAGGTCCTCTTAAGTTCCTTAACCCTAGAAATATATCAAGAATTGGAAAGAAGATAAAAGCAAAAGGTCTGGCAGTTGGAAATAAAGTAAAACAAGGTGGAAAGTGGGTAGTAAAGAAAGGGATGCAGGGCATCAACTATGCGGGTAAGAAATTAGTTGGTGCTAAAAATTTCATAGGTAAAAAAGTAACTGGTGCTAAGACATACGTAAAGAATGTCAGTGGTGCCATGATGGAAGGTGGGCTGAAAAGAATAAAAGACTTGTGGAAGAAAGCACCACAAATGGTTGATGCTGCTAAGAATGTAGTTAAGGGTCTAAGAAATTCTCCAATGATGAAGAGACTTTCTAAGGTCTTAGCAAAAGGTACTGGACGTGCTGTTCCTGTAGCAAGTATGGCACTATCAGCCAATGACATGGTTCGCTATCAAAAGATGGGCGGTTGGAAAGGATGGCTCGGTACAAGTCTTGCTGCCTTAGATTTAGGTGCTGACGCAACAACCCTAGCATCCTCCCCCGCAGCTGTTACTGGTGTTGGTGCTGCTATACCAGGTATTGCTCAGGTTGTATCACAGATTGCAGGATGGGGATTAACAATATTTGAACTTGTTCAAGTGCTTAGTGGACAAGATCCATACGCAGCATTTAATGAGGAGACTGGAAAGTATGACGGTGACAGTCAGAAGGGAGCTATCCCCTTCTTATCAGAAGGTGGAGAGGTCACACGTCCTACTAAAGCGTTAATTGGTGAAGGTGGTGAAGGAGAACTGGTTATACCTCACTCTAAGATGGGTACGGTATTGTCTAGTTTATTCAAGGAAGTAGGTGCTATGATGCTTGGCATCACTAAAGGATTCCTTACTACACTACCAACTCCTAGTTCAGATACACAAAAAGTATTATCAGAAGCAAATAAGTTAGGTGGACTATTTCCTGGCGGTGAGATTCCAAAGATTTTTAATGGTAAAAAGATTACAAACAAATTGATTGGCACAGCAAGGAGAGCATTTACAGCTGCTAATCCTATAGCTGGATTGATTATGAATATATTGAAGAGACCAGTGATGGCTCAACCAGATATGGTTACACAAATTGCTAGCTCTACTGTTAACACTGCTGATACTGCTACCACAACCATACAGGGTGATAAAACAATGGTATCTAATTTTAACATCACTGATTACTATGGTTCAACAGAGAATAGAACAAGACCTCATGGTGGTGTGGACGTTGCTACTCCCACAGGTACACCCGTAGGTTTTTCTGAAGGTGGTGAGATATTGGCAGCAGGAAGATATGGTGGTTATGGTAACATGATGGATGTATGGCTACCTAATACTGGAATACAAATGCGTATTGCTCATTTAAGTTCCTTCGTAAAAAAATCTGGGGAATTTTTAGCAGGAGAGGTCGTCGCAAAGACTGGTGGTGCTAAGGGAGATCCTGGTGCAGGTAATTCTACAGGTCCTCATTTGCACTTTGAATACGATGATAAGAAAGACTCAACTAGATATGGTGGAGCAGGAGACCCACTTCCATTCGCACCTCTAATAAAGTTAGGTAACTTTGAACCTCCATCAGAGGAGGGCACAGGAGGTCCCAGTTACGGTTATCCATTAACTAATACAGTTAAGTGGCCAAGTAGTAACGGAGCAATGGGAGGTGCTTCTTTCTCTCCTGCCAAGGCATCAGGACTGATACCTAATGAAAACTCAACTGTTGCTGTCACAAAACCACAATTAATGTTCGTTCCACTCCCATATTATAATCCCGTCCCATTCCCTGTTAATCGAGTCATAGAGAAGAAGGTAGAGAGAAAGGTGGTATTGGGTGTTAGTCCATTCTCAGGTAAATATGGTGCGTTATAATGGATAGTAAAGAGTTTCCCACTTTAGAAGATGTACATGTAATACTGAGTGATCTGACCAATCTCTTTGAAGATCGCAATGCGATGCTTCACACCATGATGAAGGAGGACAAGTATAAGGACTTCCTATTGGCAGAGAATATACAGTCAATGGTGGAGGCAGATAATAGAGATGATTCTAGAAAAGGTGGAATAAAACAAGATTTAGCTAATGGTTATGAGATACTCAAAGCTCAGACCACGATGAGGAAGTTTGCTAACTTCATCAATCCTGCATCATTGCCAATAATGGATCTCGATGCACCGATTGATCTTGATGATGGTATGGTTGAAGATGAAGAACCAGAAGAAATTGTAGAGGGTCAGGACGGAGAAGATGGTACAGATGGAGTTGATGGTCAACCTGGTCCGCCAGGTAAGGATGGTGAAACTAAAATACAACCTCCTAGCAATACTGGTAAGGATCTGTCTCCTAGTACTTCTCAGACACCTGATACTAAACTAGCAAAAGGTGGATATGTTCCAGGTGCTACTGCTAGTCCTATGTTCAATTCTCTGCAACCTCAAAAGCAGAAAAAATCAGGTGGTATCACGCCACTTGAGGATTTAGGACTTGATGGTGATTCTAACGTTGCTTCTGAATTTGCGGGAGATCTTGGACTTGATAAGTATAAGACTGCTCTAGCAGCTGCTATGGGATTACCATTGAAAGCAGTGGCAGCTGGTCTAGGTGGACTATTAAGTGCTTTGAATATGCCTGACTCACCAGAGTTTATAGCAGCAAAGTCACAGATAAGCAATATTACTGACGCATTCGACTTACCGAAACCTGACATGGGTAGTGAGTCAAGTGAGTCTACCAAGAACGTTGAGAGTAAGAAAGAACAACTCATAGCAGGAGGTGGATTATTCTCCACTATTACAAATATGTTTGGTCTTGCTAAAAACAAAGACCATCAAGTATCTGGAGACACTCCTATGGGTGCTGCTGTTACGGGAATACAAAACCGTAGAATGCAGAATGATAGATTGATTGAGATGTTAAATGGAACTGGAGGACCTTCTCTAGATGGTTCACCTCCAGATAAGATATATGCTTCAGCAAATACTCATTATGATCAGACTAAAACTGCTATCACAAATATAGCTGAGTCTGCTAAGAGCATATTCAAGAGTACAACAGCTGGTAAAATAATCAATAAGGGTGCTAGTATACTAAACCAGATTTTAGGTGGAGTATTTAAGGCTGATATTGGTGCTCAGACAAATGATCAAGACATCAACAGTTTGACCAATCAAGTTATTGAGTTAAATGAAGTATCAATGGCAGAGCTGAATACTCTCGTAGTCCCTGATACTATGGATCAGAACCAAGAAGATGAGTTTACATCTAAGGTAAAGGCACTGACATCAAAAATGGCTATGGGTAATGGTATAACTATGGACATGAAGGCAGCTGTCGCACCCACTGAACTAGAAGTCAGTAAGTATCTTCTTGCCAACATAACAGCAGTAGACGGTGGTCAAACCCCACATGATGTAGTATGAAGCAAACTAATTTCCGATTAATTCAACTTGATATAGGTATCTCTACTAAGAGTGAGGAGTCTGGTGATCAGGGATTCCTTGTTGTTTCTCTATCATCTAATCACTTGATAGAGTTACATTATATTGAGGACATCACCAAGTCAAACCTCCTTATCATGTTAAAGATTAATGATAGTGGAAGTGGAGTGTTGGATTCTCTGGTAGGTATGGATCCAGTCGAACTGATATGGACAGATGACTCTCTTAGTGAGGGTATGGAAGGTAATGTGATAAAACAATCATTAGTCGTATATGATATTAAAGATCGTATGATAAAAGATGGTAAACAGTCACAAGCAACCTTATACTGTATCAGTATAGATGCGGTAAGAAATAGTGCTACAAAGATATCAAGGAGATTTGGTAAAGGTGGAGGACAGTTTACAAATGAGATGGTAGATGAACTGTTAAAGAAAGATCTAGCATCTAGCAGACCACTTGTAGTGGATAAATCCACAACTAAATTGTCATTCGTGAGTCCATACTGGGATCCTTATACAATTATTAGTTGGTTAGCTTGGAGATCAATAGAGGAAGGTGGTAGTGGTAAAAAGAGTGCGGGATATCTGTTCTATGAAAATGTTGACGGTTATTTCTTCAGATCTATGGATGCTTTAACTCAGCAAGCACCATCAAGAGATATAAATGTCAACTATGCTCCAGAGAATGAGGATGGGGACGATGAAGAGATGAAAGATATACACATCTTTGGATTTAGTGTCAGTGAGACCAGTGATTTGTTTCGTGGTATCAATCTAGGTAGTTATGCTAGTACAACCTTTACTTTAAACATGAAGGACTTTAAGTATGAAGAGATACCCTTCTTTATCAAGGACTTCTATCCAACAATGAAGAAGTTAAACCCAAGAGAATTGCCAAGCTTCTACGAAAGATTTGGTAGTGAGGAGACTGGTGGTAGACCTACTAGAATTATGTCTAAGGTTTTAGATACTGCTATGTACACAGAGGGTACATACACACAAGACTTGACAAAACAACTTTCACAGTCTATGATAAGGAATCAACTATTTTTTAATCAGTCTGCTACCTTTGAATATGAGGGCATGCAAGATCTAAAGATTGGACAGGTTGTTCAAGTCAATAAGTACAATGCAAGAACTGGTAAAAAGGAACCTGTCATTAGTGGTAAATACATAGTAGGCAAGATATACAGACAATTCTTATCTGAGAGAGACATGATGTCTACTAGAGTAACTCTGTACAGGGATAACTTAGGATGAACATAGAGAGTGCTGCACACGCCATCGGTAAAGATGGAATGAATTGGTGGATCGGACAAATCGAAAACGATGGGTCTGATCCAGAGTATACTGGTGCGAACGCAAAAGACTACGATTATACAGGAAAGGTTAAGGTAAGGATAGTTGGGTATCATAACCCAGATAAGACAATTCTACCTACAGCAGACTTGCCATGGGCATCTTGTGTGATGCCTGTAGTATATGCTCAAAGAAGTGGTATGGGTTCTGTTCAACAGTTACAGGTTACCAGTTGGGTAGTTGGATTCTTTATGGATGGTGCATCGGCACAGATACCTATTATTATGGGTAGTATCAGTGACCAGAACCCAGAAGGAACATACTCGAAGGAACCAACAGATAAGAATAGAGGTTATCAACAGATATTTGCCCCAGACTACAATCCAAAACTACATGGGGATGGTGGTAGTACACCTGGTGGTACTGCTGATACAGCAGAGAAAGACAAGAACGGTAATAATACAAACACAGGAGGAGGAGAAGAACAGGGAGGTAGTGATGATAAGAAGACTGTATCTACTGTTAACGAACGTGGTAAGGCATCACAACAAACAGATGCCCAGAAAGCAGCAGACAAGAGAAAGAAGTATACAGTACATGTAGGTAATGGTAAGTGTGGTACTCCTGCTGACGTAAAGATGAAGGGTGCTACTGCTGAGTTCTTAAAGT